ATAACGAGTGTAGACCATCTCTGCACTTTCAGCAGAGACTTTTGGAGCTCTATGGGAAAGATCAAGACAAATAACGGTGAAACAATGAACGGCGGCGCGGTGGTAGTAGCTTGGATTTTCGCTAGTTTGCTGATACTACTTGGTGTATCTATCGGTTGGGCTCTTTGCTCATGGCTTAAATTTGGGTGCGAAGTATGATTGATCAGAACACTACTTGGAAAAGAGAAATACATTATGTTTTGCCAGCAGGTGAAACCATAATTGCTTGTACTATCAGCGAAGAACAGCTTAATAAGGTGTTTGATAGTGGTTATGGTGGCACAGAGGGTGTTCCATTTACGGCTTGGAGTGAAAACTGGGTGTTTTTTCCGCTATGCTACGATGGTTCAGAGTCGGTTGGTCTTGCTCCAAGGAATCCTTGCGATAGGTCGATGAATCATCAAGGCGGCGGTTAATGACAAAATTCATCATTGAAATGGACAAATATTTTTATTGTTTGTGCTTGGATGAAAGCGGAAATTACTGCAATTTTATTAAGCAAAAATGCCATGGGAATATCGAAGATAGACCAAAGTGGTGTCCGCTTGTAGAAGTGCAACAAACATTAAATGACGTAACGATTACTCCATTGGACGAAAGAGCGATGGAAGTAGCTGAAGTTGCGAGACAAATATTAAAGTATTATTCGGCTAACCCAAAAGAGATAAGTAAAATTCTTGGTAATGATTTTGACGTTGATAAAAGTTTGCGTATTGCGCTTGATGATAACGGTTGGGATAAATGATGACAATCACGAATCTTGAAGAACGACTTAAGAGAATTGAAGAAAGAATAGACTGGCTTATGTCTCTACAGGAACATGATAGGGCTATAACCATTAATGAAGCAAATGAAGTGGTCGCAGTGGGCAAAAGCCTGAACATAGGGCTTGAAGAGTGGGTCAAATAATGAGAATGAAGCACGAATTCGACATGAAAGAGTTACATTGTCTCGATTGTCCAATGTTCAACTTTTGGTTGTCTTTTTGCCAAGCGATGGATAAGGGTCTTAATGATTATATGGTCATGCCGGAGTGGTGTCCGTTGATAGATGTTACATATGGTCCGCATGGGGAAGATCGAAATGACTAAGGGTGAAGCGCTAGTGCTAATGGTGCAAGGTAAGAAGGTTAGAAATCGAAATATTTCTTTACCTTATTGGATGTACATGGATGAAAATTGGAATGTTTGGGACTGTTATGGCAATGCTATAAACATGAATGCCGAATCAACTCATGGCTGGCGTGAAGTTATCGATCAATTGATTCCTGTTTCATTGGATCCACAAAATCATCAACTCGAAGAAAAGTGAAATCCTTTGGCATAACTATATGATTAGTTAGTCCTGCAAAATATGCGATGAAAAAGGCATCAATCATGCCTTCGTCTTTCTTTTTAACTTGCCCATGGTTAGGGTTCATCCTTCTGAAACTTGCAGCTGACATCTCTTTGGCTTTTCCCGCTCGAGGACAGCCATTTATTTTCTTCTGCCAGCCTTTGGGTCCAATCAATTCGTATGGCCAGGGTTCCAGAAAGCATCTAACTTGCCCATAGTAGTAGCCAAATGCGAAATTATTGGCGACTCCCCAAACTGCCATGCCATGGACTTTTTCAACATAGATATAGTGTGCTTCATTTAAGTTGAACAGCGTTTTGATTGCGTAAGTATCTAATACTGTATCTTCTCGGAATGGAAGCGGCATCCACCTGCACAGCTTTTCTTCCACATCAATCTCGGCTATCACTCCGCTTTTCCCCGGGTCGATCCCTATTAGCTTTATTCCCATACTTACTCCTTGAATATGCCAGCATCCGCTTGGCTTGCCATTCTTTTGCGTCTCTAGTGACGTTATCATTATAGATTTTATAGTCTCTTAAATGTCCTATCACAAGGTGACAATGAGCGCAAAGCGTGATTAGGTTATCACCGCACAATTCCAATTCCGGGTTAATGTTAAATGGCACGATATGGTGCACTTCTAGCTTTTCTCTGCTGCTGCAGGCGGCGCACGCCGGAAACCAGTCTAAGTGGATCTTACGGACGTTAACCCACTCCTTACTTCTGCCTTGAAACGCAAATTTGATACGGTTAAGCATCGAATCGTCCCCTTTCGTTGGGCATTGGCATCATTTCACCGAAACTTTGCTTTGGGGTTCCTGCTTCGATAATGACTTTGTTCAAGGGCTGACCTATGACCGTTAAACCCCGATGGCATTCCAAACATTGGTAAATCATCGTAATACCGGGATTATCTGTAAATAAACTCAGGGTTTTGTCGCAATACGGACAAACACCTGAAATCCAATATTCTCTTGCATCTTTCATAACTATGCCTTTTCATTCGGTGGGTGATATAATGTATTTAACAATAACGTGAGGATAGTCATTGGACAAGAAAGCACTTACATGCTGCAAGTCAGTACGTCTAAAAACCATGTGGGCTATGGACTTTGATTACTTGTCTCAGCTATCTGATGAGGAGCTCAGGTTCCTGGCAGAATTTTGCAATTTCTTCTATCATGGCTCACCAAACCGCACCGGATCCCACATAAAAGTTGACCAGCAAATGCGCAAGGAGTCGTATAACAGAAACAATAAGGCCGAAATAGATCTTTTTAATCACAGCATTAGAACAGAGTTAACCATTATTGAAGAAGAACCTGATTTTAATATCGAGAATTACATTATTGATTTCATTGACAATAAGTGTATATAGAACTTAATATGAAAATGTCTATACATAAATGTCATGAGGTATCTAATGTCAGAGCAAGAAAACACCAAAGTTGAAGAAACACCAAAACCAAAGTTGAGCAAAGTGCTGCGCGGCATCTCTCAGCTGTTGCTCAGTGGATTATATACTGGCGCTCATTCTCAGATTCTCTTTGAAAGCGTAGGCATTCTTGAAGTGCTCGCTAATGCTGAAGAAGCGAAAGAAAAAGAAGCAGAGCCGAAACTTGAAGTGGTTCCGGATCCGGTTGAAGAACCGAAGGAAGAAGTCGAGGTGGTTGATGTCCAGGATGGAGTTTAAGCAAGGCGGCGGCGCAAAAGTGAAGATAGACAAACCGACAAAAGTAATACCTGCGTTTACGGTGATGCGCGTTCAAGGCGGTTGGGCTTATGTGAAACTGACTGTTGACGAAGAATTTAACGTTCTATCGACAGAGATTTCACAGCCGGATACCAAGCCAATTATCACCGAAAGATTCCGCATGGAAGTGGGTCGATACTGGGGGAAACTTGACGAACAAACTGTTTAAACTGCGTATCACAGATGAGCATGGCGTCGTCTCCTTAACAAATGTGGCGCTTATTTTCTCTGTGCTTAAAGCAACAGTTATGCCGCACACTACGTTTGTAGATTTTGCAATCGTAGCTGTGTGTTTAATATCGTATCAATTCAAGCGCTGGCATTCCGCGCAGCAAACAAATGAACAAAAGTTTGACGCAAGAATTACCAATTTGGAGCATTCTTTGAATTCACTAAAGACTGCTTTAACGCTTAAAAGATAGCAATTAAGTAGGGGAAAAATGTCTGTCAAAAAGAAAGATGGCGCGAGAGGAATGGGAAGGCCGAAAGGCTCAATCAATCGCGTTTCCCTCGCACTAAAAGATGAGTTAGACAATGCTGGTTTTAACATAATCGAAAAACTTGTGGAATTGTATAAAACAGGCGACTTTGACGACAAAGATAGATCAAGAATACTGTTCAGACTAATGGAATATACTCATCCTAAGTTGAAGGAGAGAGAGGTAACTCTGACAGGCGATATCCCTGAAGCACCGACTCCTGTAAATATATCGCTAACCGATCTTATCAAAGTAGCGAGAGGCGATGCGGAATAATGCTGCGAATATTACACAACAGCAAGCAGCAGCATACCTTTGGCAAGCTGGCGATCTGCAATACAAGTTATGGCAGCAGCAAGAAATAATATATCACACAATCAGGAAAATGCGGCGTGACGTTCAAATCGTCGTCGTACTGTGCGCTAGGCAGTTTGGTAAGTCGGTGCTCGGTACGATACTGGCAACAGAAGATTGTCTCAGGAATCCCGATATTGTGGTGATGATAATTGGACCTACAATCAAGCAGACACGCGCTATTGTTCGACCACGCATGAAACTAATTATGAGGGATTGCCCGGATGGACTTGTCCGACCTGTCAAATCGGAAGATACTTGGTATTTTAGTAACGGTTCTGAGCTTAAACTTGGCGGTTTTGATACTACGTCCGGTTCGGAGCGCGGGAAGACTTTACATAAGGTTTACATCGAAGAAATTGTTGAGAGTGACCCCGATAGTTACCTTGATTTTCTTCGCTCTGACCTCGGTCCTGCTCTTACTCATAGTAAACATGCTCAAATCATATACCTAACAACACTCCCAAAGATTCCGGATCATCCTTTTGCAATTGAGACAGTGCCAGAAGCGGAAGCATCTGAAGCGTTCTTTAAATTCACAATTCACGACAACAAGAAGCTTAGTAAAGAGCAATACGATTCTTGTGTGAAAATGTGCGGTGGTGAACACACAGTAGACTTCAAACGTGAATATCTGTGTGAACAGATAAGAGATTCAACTATAATACTGGCTCCTGAATTTGATGAAAAGATCCATGTCATGGAGTGTGTGTTACCAGAGTATTGCAATCTGTGGATAGGCGGTGATGTCGGTGGAGTTAGAGACAAATCAGTATTCCTTCTTATGGCGTATGACTTTCAGCGTGCGAAGGTCATGGTTCTTGATGAGAGAGCATACGATCCCGACACCGGCTCTGCAGTTATGGTTGCAGGTGCGAAAACCATGGAATCAGAACATGTGGACGGATCCAAGTACAAGTTTGTGGCGCGGTATGTGGATAGCGATGGCCAGCTTCGGGTGGATTTCATGCAGCAGCATAACTATCCGGTCGCATTGCCGAGGAAAGATGAGCTCGAAACCACAGTCAATCAGGTGCGCGTGGTTCTTGCCAGGTGTGAAGTCGAAATATCACCAAAGTGTAAGCTACTCATCCGAACACTACGCAGCGGTACCTTCAATAAGCAAAGAACAGACCTAGACAGAAATAGCACCATGGGACATATGGACGCATTCATGGCGTTAGCGTATGGGCTCCGGCATTCAGTAAAAAGCAATCCGTTTCCTCTTTACAACGGCGCTTCCCCTCATACACACTATATTGACACTAGCAATCCAAGAAGAACCAAGAGCGCGGACGCATTCCGTTCTCTTTTTACAGTAAGGTAAAGATCACATGGTAGATTATGTAAATGACAGAGAATATTTCGCAGCAGTGCCGATTGATGAAATTGGCGACAGACTTTCGGGTAGGGTATCCGAATACTACTCATATCTGACATCAAGTGCGCTTGTAGACCTATGGCGTCGCTCCTTTTACAGTTATTACGGTCTGGTCGAAGATACCGCATTGTCAGGCTTTGGTATCTTTGCAATTGGCCGGATCCGAGCATCTGGTTCTGAAGGCGAAGTAGCCTCGATCAAGGTGAACCACTTCAGAAACCTAATGACTCATTTGTTGGTGCTCACAACACAGCAAAGGCCAGCACTCAAGTGCCGAGCAACAAACAGTGATAGCGAATCCCTATCCCAGGCATACTTGGGTGACGGTATTGTTGATTACTATATGAAAGAGCGCCAGCTTGAAAAATATATCCGAGATGCCGTTGAAACCTGTCTGATATTCGGTGAATCTTATGTCAGAATTGACTGGGATGCAAAAGCAGGCAACGAGTATGCTGTTGACGAGATGGGTCAAGTAGCAAATGATGGTGACGTTGTGTTCAAAACTTATACACCATTTGACGTTATCAGGGACACAACCGAGACAACAAACGATTGTAGCTGGTATATCTGCCATGATGTGAAGAACAGGTTCGACCTAGCCGTCAAGTATCCACAAGTATCCGAAGAAATCCTAAACATATCGACAGACATAACAAGCGGCAAACGCTATGTGGATCCCACAAAGATCATTCCTGCAGCTGGTGTTGGAACAAAGCACACCGAGCTCATTGATGTCTATGAATTCATCCACAAGAAAACGCCGTCCGTTCCCGATGGTAGGTTCACGGTATTCTTGCAGGACGGTACGGTGCTGTTTGATGGTCCGCTTGCGTTCAAAGCGATGCCAATCTATCGAATCTGCGCTGCTAACCTTCTTGGATCCCCATTCGGTTATACCGTAGCTTTTGACCTTCTTGGCATCCAGCAAATGGTTGACAAGCTGTATTCTGTCATTTGTAGCAATCAGCTGGCAGCTGGTATGCAAAACTTCTGGTCGCCGCCAGGTAACCAGGTTGAAAAATACCAAATGGCTGGCGGTTTGAACCTGATTGAATCGGTTGTTAAGCCAGAAGTGCTTGAACTTTTATCAACTCCACAAGAAGTTTTTGCATTTATCCAAAGACTGGAAGCAGTCATGGAAACCCTGTCTGGTGTCAGTGCGGTAAATCGCGGTGAAACACCAGAAAACCTTAAATCAGGTACATCTCTGGCATTTGTGGCATCGCAGGCAATCACCTTCATGTCTGGTATGCAAAATAGTTACAACCAGCTACAAGAAGGGCTCGGCACTGGCTTGCTGCATACTCTGCAGGACTTTGTTACCACAGAAAAACAGGCAATCATTGCTGGTAAATTCAACAGACCTATCCAAAAAACTTATATCGGCAAAGATTTGGCGAGAATTGACCGGGTTGTTGTCGAGCAGACAAGTGCCTTGTCTAAGACGCACGCTGGAAAGATGGAAATCGCCAACAATTTGCTCAATACTGGATTAATCCGAAACGCGAGGGAATATATCACCGTTGTTGCTACCGGAAACCTTGATCCGCTTTACGAATCTGAAATGAGTGAAATCCTTCTGGTCAAGGCAGAGAACGAGGACTTGCGCGATCATAAGATGCCAATTGCTCTTATCATTGACGATCACAAAATGCATGTTCTCGAGCACAGAGCAATACTTGCAAATCCTGATGCCAGGAAGGATGCACAGCTTATCACTATGACTCTTGAGCATATACAGGAGCATATTAACTTGAACATGCAGCTGCAGCAAGTAAACCCTGCTTTGCTTGCAATGATGGGTGAACAACCGATGCCGATGCCTATGATGCCGATGCCACAACCGATGCCGCAACAACAGCAGCAAGGCATGGGTCAAATGGCTAACCCTGCTTCCCCCATGGAACAAGCAGCTGGCGAAGCAAAACCGCCAAGGATGCCTGGTCTACCACCTAACGCAGATCAAAACACCCAGAACGCATATCAACAGATGCAAGGAGTATAAATGGAAACAGATGCAACAAGCACAGCACCAGAGTCAACAGGTGGATCCGTTCCACCTGGCATTAATCCTGCTTTCGCAGAACCAACAGAAACGCCAGAAGCGGAGCAGAAAGCAGAGAAGGCAGCAGCAGCAGCGTACAAAAAGCTAAAGATTAAAGGTCGTGAAATCGACGTTGATGAAACCAAATACCATGAGTATGCACAAAAAGGCGCAGCTGCTACTGAAACGTGGCAAGAAGCGGCGAAGATGAAAAAAGAGGCAGACGATTTCATGAAGCGTCTTAGGGAAAATCCCAAGAGCGTGCTTGCTGATAAAAGTCTTGGCATAAACTTTCGCAAAGTCGCCGAGGATTACATTTGGGAGCAACTGCAGGATGAACAAATGTCGCCACATGAAAAGGCTCAAAGAGAGAAGGAACGGCGTCTTGAGATACTGGAAGCGCAAGAAGCGGAACGAGCAAAGTCAGAATCTGAGCAGCAGCGACTTAGGGAACATGAACATTATCGAAACGAGTATGATCAGAAAATCAGCAAGGCTCTTGCTTCTAGCGGACTGCCTAGAACTACAGGAACCGTCAGAAGAATAGCCGAGTACATGAAGGTCGACATTGACTCTGGTGTTGATCGGGATCCAATCGAGTACATTGACGCCGTTCGTGCGGACTACATGGAAGATATCAAGGAGCTCCTTGGTACCGTTGACGGTGACACGCTGCTAAAAATGCTCGGTGATGATGCTGCGAAGAAGATCCGCACTTCGGACTTGAAGCGCCTAAAGACTACCACGCCAAAAGAGGGTCATACTTTCGTTCCTGGTAAGGGAATGCAAAAGAATGAGCCTGTCAAAAAGCTGTCAGGAAAAGACTGGGAGCGCGATGTCATGAAAAGTTTGATGAGCCGTTAACCATATTAACCATATGTAGTAGAGGATAAGCAATTCAATAGCCTCGCATATGGCTCCCTTCGGGACAACCTAGCGACAAGCCAGAATGAGCAAAACCCAAATTAGTTTTGTGCCGTAAAATATTATCAAAAAAAATTTATGAAAGGTTTAATATCATGGCTGGTGAAAATACACTCACAAGTTTAAATACACAGTTCAAATATATCCAGGACAAAAGTCAAACTTTGCTCCCCGAAAACGCCGTTTTAATGAAGTTAATTCCAGAAATTACGGAGGCGACAAAAGAAGGCCGTAAATATTTGGTACCTGTTCAGCTGAGTCATGAAAATGGCGTGACTTATGGTGACGGTTCTGTTTTCGCTTTGAATAGCGCTTCTGCAGCGGCATATGACGAGATTGAAGTTGATGCTGCTCCAATCATTTTGCTTACACAGATTTCTGAATCTGTTGCAAACAGAATGGCCAATTCCAAGCAAACTTTTCTGACGGAATCGACCCTGAGAGCACGCGTAATGTTTGATTCTCTTGCTCGATACCTCGAAATTTCTATGTTGTACGGCAAGTCTACAACTGGTTGGGGAACAGCTTCTACAACTTCTGCAGCAACAGCTGTTCAGACTGTTGTTATCACCCAAGCACAGTGGTCTGCAGGCATTTGGGGTGGAGCAGTAGGCGCGGTTCTTGAGGCATATCAAGACAACTCTGGCACTATCACTAAAATTGCAGATACTACCAACACAACTTGCACAGTTACCAAAGTTGTAGCTTCTACTCGCACAATCACTATGACTTGCGCTTCTGCAAACCTTGCTGGAGCAATTGATACTGCAAAAGCATCTTACACAGTGTTCTTTGTTCCAAAAGGCGCTTATGAGAACGACATGGTTGGTCTTGAGAAGCAAATCGTTGGCGGCGCTACCTACTTCGGTATCGACCCAACAGTTTATCCTCTGTGGCAAGGACAAACCTATGCTTGCGGTAGCGCTTCGCTGACCATGGCAAAGGTTCTTTCTGGTGCTGCTCTTGCAGTTTCCGTTGGTGGTCTAAACAGCGACGCGGTTCTTCTCGTTTCTGCTGTTACCTACCAGAACCTGAACAGTGACCAGGCTGCTCTTAGAATGTACGACTCCTCGTATTCTTCTAAAGAAGCTGATACTGGCGCCGAAGGAATCTGCTACGCTGGTCCTAACGGTAAGATCACTGTAATGGTGAACAACATCGTTAAGGAAGGCGAAGCATTCTTGCTTCCACCCAAGTATTTGTCTCGAGTTGGCGCGAAAGAATTATCGTTCCAACGTCCCGGAAAGACTGACGAATTCTTCCAGGAGATCCCCGGCTATGCTGGATACAGTCTCCGAGCAGGTGCAGAATTCGCGGTACTTCTCAGCAGACCCGCGATGGCTGTGAAGTTTACTGGCATCGTTAACTCTTAATTCACTCCAATCTAGGGGAGTAGGCATGTCCTTCTCCCCTTTTCTCTTTGAAAGGAGATTTTACTAATGACAGCTTCATTGAATATTACTGTCAATGCATCCCGGGCAGAGTTAAACGACTATGTCCGTTCGTCAACCGATCCAAGAGGCGAGTGCATTCGTCTTGAAAGACTGTTTCGCCGGTTAGCCAGTGGAACAATCAGCGGCAATGTAATTGCTCAAAAGGCGACTGTTGCAGCTGTTCGTGCTTCTGGAACAATCACAATTACTCACGCAGAGCTTGACGCTAACGACACAGTAACAATTTGCGGAATAACGATTACAGCAAAGGCTTCTGGCGCTTCTGGCGCTCAGTTTAACATTGGTGCAAATGCCACAGCTGATGCAACTGCTCTTGCTGCATGTATCAATGCTCTTGCTACACTCAACATTTATGTTAGTGCAACAAGCGCTCTTGGTGTTGTGACTGTAACAGCTAACCAAGCTGGTGTTGTTGGAAACCTGTTCGCTATGGCGACTTCGGACGCTAATGCTTACGGTCTTTCTGCAGCTGCAATGGCTGGTGGTGCTGGTGGTGCTAACTCTGCTCCTATCACCTATTCACGGGGTTTATAAGGGGGTTTTATGTTAATTACTCGAAATGATATTTTGATAAACGCAGAAACCTTTACTTATAACGACACCGTTGAATTCGACATGGACGACTTTGATCAGGGATCCGTTCAGCTTGTTTGTGTTGACGCTACTCCTGCAGCAAAAGAATTTACCGATACGGATGTAACTGTCTTAGCGAACACAGTCACAATCGCTGCTCATGGTTTTCTTACAGGGCTCAAAGTTGTAACAACCACTTCTGGTGCTGCTCCTGGTGGTCTTTCGGCTGGCACTTACTACATCATCAAAGTTGATGCTGCTACAATCAAGTTTGCAACTTCTGCAGCGAATGCCTTTGCAGGTACTGCTGTGGATATCACGACAGCTGGTGGGGTTGGTGACACTCAAACTATCACTCCTGCTGCTCTTGGTACTTGTGCAATTGATTTGTATGCGTCAAACGATGGTACTAACTATGTAACGCTTAGCGTTGGATCCGGTAACTTTACAGCTGGTACTGTCAAGCTACTTCCTATCCTCGACAAGTTTTACAAAAATCTCCAATTGGTATTAACCGTACCAGCTGGCGCTTTGACCGTAACGGCGAGAGTGTACGGAAAACAATATTAACCCAAAGCGGGGATTTTATATGTCAACTAACATTGTGTATAACGGCGTTACCTATACAATCCCCGCGACGGACGACGTCGCTTGGGGTGATGCGGTATCTAACTTTTTAATCGCAATTCCTGACGGGATGCTGACAAAAGTCGGTGGTGCATGGGCTCTAACAGGGTCGGACCTAGACTTAGGCGCTGCCTACGGTATCTCGGCGATCTATTTGAAAACAAAAACTGCTACACCAGCACTAGCTGGTGTTCTGCGACTAGCTTTCGCCGATGCTGTGGCATGGCGCTCAGAAGCAAATGATAAAGACTTGGTTTTAAAACCTAACTCTGCAAACTTTTTAACTTGGGATGCTATCGTACTTTGTGACATATCTTCGGCGCAGGTGCTTACAAACAAGGCAATAAACGCGCCAGATAACACAATCCAAGAAATAAAGGACGTAAATATTTCGGCAACAGCTGCAATTGATGTCTCTAAAATCAATATTACAGCCGCATCGATACCTTGGACTGCTGTTGATACTGTTGGCAACATAAAAGACGCCGATGTTGCGGCAGATGCTGCAATTGTTGGCTCAAAAATTGTTCCAGACTTTGGAGCGCAAGAAGTAAAATCAGAAACAGGGTTCAGTGTTGGTACGACCTTTAAAACAACAATAAAAGGCGATCCATCAGAGGATTACGATTTAATTCTTCCCGATGCTGACGGTATTTCTGGTCAAGCGTTAGTTATGTCGGCTCTTGGTCATTTGGAGTGGGCAAGCGTGCCTGGTCTTGCTCTTACACAGCATAATATTTTGGTTGGCGATTCTTCTAACCTTCCTGTGCCAATTAACACAAATACAACTGGTGATATAAAAGCTGACGAAACTACCGCATTGACCATCAAGGCTCTTGCAATCACAAACGCAATGATTAGCGCGTCTGCTGCGATTGCGTTCTCTAAAATGGCAGCGCTTACAGCAAGCAGAGCTCTTGTGTCTGACGGTTCTGGCGTGGTTTCTGTTGCGACAACCACAGCTGCAGAGATTGGCTACGTTAACGGCGTAACAAGTGCGATCCAAACACAGCTGACTGCTAGGGTTGTGGGTCCGGCATCTGCTGTTGACAGTAACTTTGCAGCGTTTGACACAATCACCGGGAAACTGCTCAAGGATAGTGGATCCAAAGCAGCAGACTTTGCAACAGCAGCAAGCGTGGCTCCTCTTACTGCAGCTGTTACTGCAACGACAGAGCCTACAGGATTTGAAGATTGTGCTAACGTGGTTGTAGCCTACAACTCAGGTGCTCAGACTATCACGTTGACTCACTCGAGCGGCACAATCTATTACTGGGTGACTGGCGTTAGACTTTCTCTGACATCGCCATGGACTTCAACTGCTCACACAGACACCCTTGACACCAAATACTGGCTATCTATCAATGGCGCTGGTGAATCGGTATGGACAACAACCGTTTCTCCCGGTTTTGACAAGTGCCTTGTTGCAAACTGTATTTATTTCACGGCATATAAGTTTGCTATCAGAGAAGTGCATGGACTTATGCCGCATACCGCACACAAAGAATTCCACAACGTGGTTGGAACATATCGTGGAAGCGGCGGTTCTGCTGTTACCGCATCCTACGAAGCACTGACAAACACTATTGCGGCGGTGACTCCTGATGTTGATGAGGCAGTTATAAATGATGAGGACTTGCCCAGTACGATTGCGGCATTTGCTGCTGCTGAAGGTTATACACAGCTTTATTTTGACACAAATGCCGCAACATTCGTGACTGGCGCTGCTCTGCCTTATTTGGTAACTGGAACACCAGGGTCAGGCAATCCACTGTATAACGAGAATCCAATAACAGGAACAGCGTTAACAGAGATTACTAATATCAATAGATGGTTCAACGTCTATACAATATTTGTCCCTGTTACAGCTGACACCGAATCTCAGGCATACAGGATGCTGTGGTTAACAGGACAGAAAATTTACACAACACTATCTGCAGCACAGTCTGAAGATTTTAGAACCGTAGCGCTTGGCAATCTTCAAACGATTTTTAGTGAATTCTTGCCATATATTCGCTGGTCTTTCATCAGGACAAATAGCAATTTAACCTACTCAACACAAGTCGCAGCTACTCCGACCTATCTGCTCGGTACTGCTGCACAGCTTGTCTCTGTGTCAGGTTTTAACCCTGTTGACCATAACGCGCTAACAGGTAGGTCTGATGCTGACTCGCACCCTGCGTCTGCGATAACCGGAACAGCCGTCACGCTTGCAGGTTCTGAAGAACTAACCAATAAAACTATGACTGAGCAGATAATCAACAACTTTGCTGCCTTCAATCATGAGACTACTCCAGCAGCTGCTGCAGCTGGCACGCTTAGAGCATATGCAAAGAGTGACAATAGCCTCTATACTATCGATCCGAATGGTGTGGAAATACAGGTCGGCTCTGGCTCTGGACAGGGTGAAAAGAACTACATAACAAATCCAAGCATGAAAAGCGCAACCACTGGTTGGGCAACATCTGACGCAGCTAAACTTACAGTCACGAGAACAACTACGGCAGCAGAATTGCCTCGTGAATACACTACTGGAACAGGTATCAAAATCCTCTCGGTAGCAAGTGCCGATAGTACAGATGCTTACATATCCTACCCATTCACTCTTGACGACGTTGACCTGAACAAGAAACTTAAGGTGACGTGGTCACAGAAGCTAGTAGGCGCTTATGCAGCAGGTAACCTTGATGTTTATATTGCGGCAGCGGCATCCCCTCAGACTGTGCTTCATGCTTGTGTAACAACAGACATCCCGGCGGTTGAAGGGGTGTTTACTACTTCTTTTGACAGTGCATCTACAGCGGCTCTTGCACTTGTATTTAAAAGCACTGGCGTGAACATGGCCGATGATGTGGGTCTTGTAATCTCAGACGTCGTAGTAGGACCGGGCAGCATTGTTACAGGCGCGGTGGTTGGTCCGTGGACTACTCTTAGTTCCCCAAGTATAACTGGAATTACCGTAGGAGATGGGTCGTTATCTGCTGCTAGAAGAAGGGTAGGCGATAGTTATGAATACGACTATGCTTTCACCGCTGGAGCAAGTAGCTCCTTCTCTGGAACCTTCTCTATTACTCTACCCGACTCCGATACTATAAATGGCTCTGTTATAGATGTGGCCAAATTAGGTGTGTGCGGAGTAGCTTGGCTATTTGACAATGATGCCGGAACGCAGGCTACTGGCTCTGTTAGAATCAATGATGCCACCTCAGTACGCTTCGCAGCCAATTCCGCATCGAACTCCATAACTAACACAGTGCCTTGGACTTGGGCCACGGCTGACCGACTGACGGTTAGATTTTCTCTGCCTATAAGTAGCTTGGCAGGTAGCGGCACGGTTAACTTGGGGCAGAATGTTGTCGAGTATGCGAGCGTAGGTGGCACTTGGGATGCTGACAGTACAACTACAGTCTATGGTCCCGGCGGGAGCCTAATGGGAGGTGCTTTATCTGCTGGACGGGTTAAAACTATAACATGGCAGACCCCTGTACAAGTTACTGACCGTATTCAAATATGGGCATCAAAGGACGGCAGACAATGGCAACCAATTAATGGAGCAAAAATAGGTTCTGGAAATACACCTATCGTCAATTCTGTTAATGCTGCTGGTTCGATGCTACAAGGTTCCGGTGTTGGTTGGTATGCTGGTGCTACTGCATACACTACAATTGTAGAGTTCTCTCGATATGTCTACATGTCGAATGATGATTCACCGACGGGTGATTGGCCATCCTCTGAAGCTTACTGGGTAGCGACAAAATCTTCGGCAGGAGCGGCTGTGGGGTTTGGTGCTGCAACGGCTACTAGCGCGGGGTTGCTCAAGAGTTATGAGGAGGGGGCCGAAGGAGATTTAGGGACCATAACAATTAACGGCGGAACTTGGAGTACTATCGACTCTAAAAAATATAAATGGGTGAAGGTAGGAAATAGAGTTGATTTTTGGGCCAGAATTGAGTCAACCACAGCAGCCAGTGGTCTAACAAGTATCTCGTTTAGCATACCTGCCGCATGTCCTACTCCCGCAAAGCTCTCTACAACGGGAACCAATGAATGGGGAGTACCGGGTATGGGAGCTACTGCTGAAGGGACAGGGACAATCCTATCAGCAGTGCAAGTCGCACTATTTAACTCGGATGTGTATGTTTATCAGGCATCTGCATCAACCAAGTTAATTACATTACAAATGACATATTGGGTATAACGCCATGAAGTTATCAAACAGCTTCACTTTGTCACTCCTCTCCCTCGCAATCCTCGCGGTGCTTGGCTGGCGGGGGGTAGCAGAAAACGAAACAAACAAACGAAAGGATAAAACATGTTCTTGAATGACAAACAAAAAGACATAAAATCAAAAGCACTTGCCGAGCTCCTTGGCGAAGTTGATTCACTGGACAAAGGCAAACTAAGCAAAAAACCTGTTGTCGCAGAAATGACTGTTGCAAAGGTTGAGCCGATGGACAAACTCGGATCCCTGATGAAAGCAGCAGGGCATGAAGGCGTTGAAGAAAAGGAAGAAGAACTATTTCCTGCTGAAGAAGCGAAGGAAGAAGCAATGGAAGAAGGCGGCGGCATTTCTGACGAAGAAAAAGCGATGATCGAAGAACTATATAACCGCTATTGCAGATAAGAGGGGTTCACATGTCCGCTTATACCACATTAGACTTAATAAAATCAGTCAGGGTTCGCGGCATGTTCCCTGATGCAAGCCAGGGGTCGCTGTCTGCTGAGAACATTCTGCTCTTGGCAAACGAGGAGCTCCGGCTTTCAATCGTGCCGATGATACTATCAGCACGCGAAAAATATTATGAGACATTTGTTGATTACGCAATGGTAGCTGGTCAAGCCATGTACGCCATACCCGAACGCGCTGTTGGCGGTCTGGCATCGGTTGTGCAGTTTATAATCAATCAAAACGTGATAACTCTAACGCCGTTTGACCCAAATGCTGCAGCAACAACTGTTTCAGGCATGTATCCAAGGGGATTTTACTTTGAAAATGATCATATTGTTGTGTATCCGACTCCTAGTGCTTCGCAGGGTACAATCCGGATCCGGTATTTTCAAAGACCATCAACTTTGGAGCAGACCATCAACTGCGCGCAGATTGTCTCGGTAGACCAGCCTAACGGAACGGTAACTGTTGGCACTTATCCGAGCGCGTGGGCTTCCGGCATGAAAGTTGACTTCATTAACAACAATACTCCGCATACTCCCTACGGCATTGACACAGAAATAGTGCAAATTTCTGCAGGAAACGTGCTCAGTTTTGGCACTTTGCCAGTGAACAGAGAAAACACACTTGCTGTAAAGAAGTATGATTGGATAGCGCTTGCAAATTACACTCCTTTGCCTGAAATCATGAGTGAATTCTTCCCACTGTTGGCGCAAACAACTGTTGTGAAGTTACTCGAGGCAACAGGTGGACCAGGGCTTGACCAGGCGCGCAGCAAACTGGCCGAATATGGCAGCAATGCATTAAAATTAATCACTCCCAGGGATCAATGGGGTCTTAAAAAGGTCAAATCTGATTGGAGAAACTGGTAATGACACAATCTCTATCGACAAAGATCAGGGGACTTTACACGTTTCCGAACGACTTCTCCTCTGTTCCAGAAGGCGCGCTTGCTGTTGCTGACAATATCGTGATTGACAGGGATAGTATTGCAGAACCGCGCAGAGGATTCACATATTTAGCGAGTGCTGCAGGCAGAGCCGACTTTGCTAACGCTGCAGACAGAGCCGAAAGACTGTTTTTTTACGATGATACCATCTTAACCCAAATCCTTAACGGATCCACCTACAGTCTGGACTATCTTAACCCAAGCACTGGTTGGGCAGTTAATGCGGCGTCGTTTAATCCACCGGCATCAACAGTGAAAACAAGGTCGTGTCAAGCCAAGCAAAATCTCTATCTTACTTCGGACAATGGAGTGAACAGGCTCGACGATAGGGACAGTGTTCCGGTGCGCGTCGGCATCCCCCAAGCGCTCGACTTGGGAACAATTGGAGCAGGAAACAGCGTTCTGTGGTTAACATCAGGTAACAGCGTGGCATACCGCACAGTTTGGGGTTTTAAAGACGAAAACGGCAATACTTATCAAAGCGCTCCTTCTGGACGGGTTGTTTATACTGCAGAATCAAATTGTAATCCATTGCTGAAGATATGGATACCTGTCGGCATCACAACGAGTCATTATTTGCAAGTTTATAGGACAGAGCAGGTTAACGGGACACCAAGCGAGGAGTATCGCCAAGTTTTGGAAGTGTTCCCATCAGGAGCACAAATCACAGCTGGAAAGATCACCAATTTAGCAGACCTAACAATTGAAGCTCTTCGTCTCGGTGCAGCGCTTTACACCAATGAGTCGCAGCAAGGCGATGCTGCAGCAAACTATCCACCACCAAAAGCCTACGATATCGCAAACTATCGTGAATTCATGTTTTATGCGTACATAGCAGAGCAGCAGGCTATAATAATCACTTGCCCGAGTATCGCTGCTCTTTCAGTAAACGATGTAATAACCATTAACGGCGATGCTTACACTCTGGACGAAGATAAAGACGACCCAAACTGGTACAAAGCAATTGCCGAGTCGGATCCGATCAATACAAGGCTATCGATTCAGTCTCTTGTCGAGCTCATAAATTCAGAGCAAAAAAGTTACTACGCGACCTATCTTTCAGGCGCTGATGATCTGCCAGGTAAGTTTATGATCCGCTCTTATGCCGTTGGCGGCGCTGCTTTTACAGTTACGAGCTCAAGGGAAAGTGTTTGGATCCCCCCACTACCGACAACAGGTGCTGTTCAAACATCTTCAGCCGATGTTTCGCCGAATGGTCTTGCATACTCCAAATCGCTTGAGCCTGAAAGTGTCCCTTTGTCGTTTCGCGCTTATGCCGGTAGCAAAGACAGCGCTATCCTGAGAATCCTTCCCCTAAGAGACAGTCTTTTTATTCTCAAAGAAGATGGTGTCTACAGGCTATGGGGAACGGATCCAACAAACTTTCAGGTTACTTTGCTCGATTCCACAGCAAACTGCATTGCTCCTGATAGCGCTTGCGTTTTAAACAACATGATCTTTGCCTTAACGACGCAAGGCGTGGTGACTATCTCTGAAACTGGCGTCACGATCATGAGTAGGCCAATCGAAGGCGATCTTTTGGACTTGCTGCAGATTAACCCAAGCGTTTTATATCAGCACGCCTTCGCTTTTGCTTCTGAAAGCCAGCGTGCTTATTATTTGTACCTTCCTACGACATCAACGGACACAAGGCCGACTCAATACTATAGATACAACACAATTACGAATAACTGGACCAGGGGAACGCTTGCCAAAAATTGCGGCGGCGTAAATCCTTTCGATGATTTGATATACCTTGGGGATCCCGACGACAAATATTTGGATGCCGAGCGCAAGACAAAGACGGTTTATGACTATTCCGATTACATCGAAACTGAAACCATCTCTGGTGTGTCAAATAAGACCATAACAGTCACAAATGCTTCGAGTTACGCAGCTGGTCAGATAATCGCGCAGTTTCCTTCTTTTGTTGCGCGCACTGTTGCCATGGGTGCTGGCGGTGGTTTTAACGAAACAACAAATGAAATTACATTTAACGCCAACGGATTTTTGACAGGAACTAAAGTAGCCATGACAGCAACAGGTGATTTTCCTGTTGGGCTCAGCGCTCGGACATATTGGGTCATTAGAATGAGCGCTAACGTGTTCAAATTGGCTGATACCTATGACTTGGCTATCGCTGGAACGCCGATAGATTTCACGGATCAAGGTCAAATCACCAAGACAGCTACCTTCACGCCAAGCAATTCTGTCGTATGGGGAACAATAGCCACTGTTGGTTCAACCACGCTAGATGTAGCGTATAAATGCCAGTTTACTTTGTCTAGTGCAGTTTTGCTCGCACCCATAGCTACGTCAATGAAGTGGGTGCCTTCCACCTTCCAAAACCCTGGGATCAATAAGCAGGTACGAGAAATCGCGCTCATGTTTTTGGCTGACTTTTACGGTACGGCTGAAGTCAACTTTTCCACCGATTCAAGTCCATCGGTGCTGTCTGAAACGATAGTCGGCTCAATTGCTGCTCCTTGGGGAAACTTTCCATGGGGATCCGCGCCATGGGGTGGAGTGTTAAGGCGCAGGCCTGTTCGTGTCATGGTTCCCCGGATCCATCAGCGCTGCAGCTATATTTTTGTGGGCTTTGACCATGAGGTCGCGTTCTCACCATGGGCTATCCAAGGAATCAGCCTTGTCGGCAATAACCTGAGTGAGAAGATTTGGCATCAGGGGAATACACCATGAGTGAACTACCACAAATAAGACGACTTCTGGTCGAGGACTTTTTGGAGCAAAAAGAGTGGATATCAAAGCTGTTCATCCCTTTGAACAACTTCATGGACGGCACTTTTACGGCTCTGAATCGCGGTGTTACTTTGCGTCAAAACATGGCAGCAGACATCAAAGTCGTAACTCTCAACAGGGTTCCAACAGCTACAGACTATGCTTCTGTTGCCTGGAATCTGCCACAACCGCCGATTTCTCTGCATGTTGGCAGAATTGCCAGAACAGACAATACAGCTGTGGTCTTGGCAGCTGCTGTGCAGGTACAATGGGAGTATGACACAAGAAAAGGGCTCAGACTTACAAACCTGATTGGTTTGACGCCGACTTCAACAGCAACATATGATTTAACACTCGCAATTTTCACGGGGTAAAACATGGCAATAGCAAACGATGAAGAAGAACAAACGAAAAACATGTTTCGGAGCGTTGGCGGTGGAACATCATATATTGGCGGTGGATACGCTGGCGGCGGTGGAGCGCAGCAAGCGCAAACACCACGTTCCGAGGGTCCGGGCTCCGGTTTTACTAACATCCAAGAGTATCTCAAGGGTCCGGAAAGATCCGCGCAGGCAGGGCAAGAGATAGCCAAAGGAACAGACACGCTTGGCGGCGAAGCGCTTACCAAGTTGTCCGACTTTGAAAAAGAAGGCGCAGCAATTTCAAATGTTCCAGAGTATGACCCAAGTGTTGGCGGCTCATGGCTCTATGATGTCTCAACTTCCGGGGTAGCACCTGGACAAACTGCAGCATTCAACAAACCAGTGCCTACCTTTGGCGGTGGGACCATGATTAATGGTTATGCCGACGTTTCGTCTTTTCAACCTGCGCAGGATGCTGCCAGCAAATTAGAGCGTAATCTCAAGCTGAATAAGACAGAAGAAGGTCTTACTTCCCAGTTTAAGGGAACGCCAGGTGAACAAAGATTGAGCACAGCACTTGCTATGAACACTCCTGGCCGCCAAGCAATCGAAGGCGCGCAGCAAAAATGGGGTCAAATTGGTGGTTGGCTCAATAAGTCACAAACTGGCGTACAAAACCAAATTGTTGCTGGCAAAGAGAATGCTGCAAAGTGGGAAAACGCTGCACAGCTTGCAAGAGACAAAGCTGGTGAAACCAACAAAATATACGGTGATTTGGCTACAAAGAAGCAGCAACAAATTGCAGCAGGCCAGCCTGGTCCTGGTGCCGGAAACTACACAACACCTGCTGTTGTCCCTGCTCCGACTCCTGCTCCTGCAGAACGCGGTAGCGATAAGATGTCAGACGAAGAAAGATTTGCACAAAGGTGGTTGATGCCGGATCCGGATAGGATGATGTTTACACCTACGCCAGGCGGTCTTAGCAACGACGCCATTAGAAGAAGTGAACCTGGTAGGCTTTCAAAAGAAGCGCAAGGCGGCGTGTACTACTATATGCAGAATAACCCGATCAATAAGGGTTTCACAAAAACAAGCGATTGGCTCACAAAACGAATCAGTTAAAGGAACAAAAAAATGGCTAATTTTTTCGATTCAACTCCTCTTTCTGGGTTCTTTTATGACCCAAAAAAAGACAGACGAGCAGCAGAAGAAGGCTTGCAAGAAGGCCGTGACGCATACCGTGGTCTGCAGGTTCCAGACTTTCAGCCGGTAGAGTATTCCGGACCCATGGAAGCTGGCGATGTCGCAGCGCAGCAGGCTCAAATGGAGCGTGTTGGTCCTACTGCTTACAACGATATCGCATTGGATCCCAGGCTAAAGGGCTCGCAGCTGGCTCAACTGTCTGCGCTTGAAGAACTACGGCAAGGCGGCGGCATGAATGCTGCAGACAGAGCAAACCTTGCCCGGATATCCAACGAAGAATCTGCCAAGGAGCAGTCTCAGCGTGCTGCGATCATGCAAGGAGCGCAAGCCAGAGGAATGGGTGGATCAAACCTAACTCTCATGCAGATGCTTCAAGCACAGCAAAGCGGAGCAAACCGCCAAGCACAGCGTGACCTTGATGTAGCTGGTATGGCGCAAGACAGAGCGCTGCAAGCAGGCGGCATGGCATCTTCTCTTGCTGGTAACATGTCTCAGCAGGACTTCAACCAGCAAGCTCAGGTAGCTGCTGCCAGGGATGCTGCTGCAAAATTCAACAGTCAACAGTTTGGACAGACAAGCCAATATAATGTGGGTAATCAGCTGCGCGCAGATATTCAAAACCAGGGAAAAACCCAGGGTGTTTATGATCGGCTCGCTACAGCAAAAATGGAGCAAGAGCGTCAAAACAAGTTTGTTAATCCCCAAGCACAGTTTGCAGCTGGCGCGACAAGGGCTGGTGGTCTGTCAAGCGCAGGTCAAGCAACAGCGAAATACTATGGTGACAGAGAAGATACCGCGAAAAAAGCGCAAAGCGGACTTTGGGGTGGAGCAGCTGGACTTGCCGAGCAAGGGCTCAAGAGTATCCCTTGGGGTTCCTTTGGTGGTGATAGCGGCGGCGATCCAAATGCTTCTTCACGGTCTGGCTCAACTTACCAGCCAAGAAGCACGCCAGCACAAGACTATGTTGGTGCTGACAGCGGTGGAACGGATCCAAGCTACTCTTATCCGGAATACCAGCCTGAACCAACAGACTATGTGACAAAACGCAAGGAACAAGAACCTTATACACCATACCGGGGGTATTAAATGGCTGTTTTAGATAAATTCCAGACAAAAAAATCATCTGCAAGAGAAGTAAGTCCGAGGATGTACAAAGACCCAGGAACAAACTATCTCGATTATGACAAGATTCCGGAAGGAACAACTTTTACTGCTCCTTCACTTGCTCCAAAGGAATATCTGCTTGATCAAAATGCTATTTTGCCAACTGACAGAAATCCTATTGATTGGCAAATGGTGAGTGAGACTGGCGGCGCAGATATATCCACCGAGGAGCGTAATCAGCGTGCATATGTCCGCGACTATCTAGCGCAGAAGTATGCTCAAGCAGCAGACACTAAGGGTGTTGAAGATGCGCTGGCAAAGCAGAAGTATGAAAACCAGTGGGCAGATGCTGGCCATAATGTGGACAGAATGCTCATGGCTCACTCTGCTGCTCGCGGCGGTCCTGGTGCTGATGCTGCATACTGGCAAGGGCAGAAGAAGGCGGCGGCTGGCGCTGTGGATGAACAAGAGGGACTTCGACAAGCCAAAATCAAAGACTATCTCATGAAACAGAAGATGGGATCCGAGGGTGTTGACGAGCTCCAGCAAATGCATGGTTATGACATAACAAACGCGCAAAATGACCCAACAAGCGACATATCGCGCAGCTATCAGAATGCTTTTGGTGCAATGTTTCCGAAAGAAGCAGCAGATATGAAAGGTGATATCCCGAATATGTCTGCTGTTGAAATTGGCGGCATCGCTAAGATGTACGGTGCAAAAGCTGAATCTGAATTGCGCCAAAAAGCAGCATTGCAAGAGTCTGATTATCGAAATCTTATGCTTCAAAACAGACAGAAAGAGCTATCTAATGAAGCAGCAGAAATGCCTTTAAAGAAACAACGATTGCAAGCCGATGTTAGCAAGGCTCAAGACGAGGCAGACAGGCGAATGCCTGGAACAAAGGTTTCAGTTAATTCTGTTGATAGATTCAGAAAAATGTTTCCAAAGTATGCAGATATGGTTGATGAAAATACAACCGCAAATGATATCGAGGATATTATTAAGAATGTAACACAGCGTGAATTAGCGGCTGATAAAGCTAGGGAAAAAGAGGAAAAAGACATTCTTGAAAGAGACATAGATGGTGTCGGCATGGCACGAACAAAGCAAGAAGCTGTTGATATCAGAAAAAACCAGACAACAGCAAAAAACGTGATTGGGTCTATTGATAAAATAATATCAATAAAAAAAGAAGGTCCGGTTGTTCCTATGTCTAAAAGAGCAAGGGAAATTGAGACGGAACAGCAGTTTATTATGGGACAATTAAGAATTCCCCTTCAAGGTCCAGGAGCTATGACTGACTCGGACAGAAAACAGCTTCAAGATACAATTGGAGATGCGACATCTATTTTTAGTTCTAATGATAATACTTATGCCAAGTTAAACGCGATAAAAGCAAATATTGAAAATTCGCTTGAAAATGCATATAGCTCTTCTGTTCCTGGCTATAAATCGAAGAAAAAAATAGGCATTCCAAATGTTGGTGATGTTGTTGGAGGTTATGAATTTCTTGGCGGCGATCCAGCAGACCCTAAAAACTGGAAAGGGAAAACCAAATGAGTGAAAAAAAACCTTGGGAAGAATACGCAAGTGATACTGTTGATGTCCCTCAACCACCTTGGACAACATATCAAAATAAGCCAGAAGGTCCGAGCTCTTTAGAGATTGGGTCGCGTGGTTTTGTTCAGGGTGTAGCTCTTGATTTTGCTGATGAGGCAGCAGCTAAGGCGATTTCTTTGGTTACTGGCAAGCCATATGAGCAAGCAGTTAATGAGATAAGGAAGGGATTTAAAAAATCACAAGAAGCCGATCCCCTTTTATATGGTGCTTCTAAGGTTGGTGGTGCTGTTGCTGGCATGTTTACACCCATGGGTGCTACCGGAAGGCTTGCAGCTGGCGGTGGAAAACTGGTTGGCGCAGCTGGCCGCATACTTGAAGGTGGACTTCTTTCCGGCGTTCAAGCTGTTGGTGAGTCAGAAGAAACAGACAGAAGCAAACTTATGGAACAAGCAGAAGGAGGCGCAAAGGTTGGCGCTGGCGTGGGTGCTGGTGTAGAGGCGGTTGTTGCCGGATTGCCTTATGCTGGCAGGCCAATTGCAAAGGGTCTTAGAGACTTCGCTGATTGGCGTTATACCCAGGGTTTAGGAGCAGAAAGGGGTACTCTTAAAAAAGCAGGAACAGAAAAAGCACAAAATGTTGGTAGGTGGGCTAGAGATGTTGGAATCATAGGCGAGGGTGGAATTTCTACGCCAGCTATGACAGAAAAAAACAAAATTCAACTTAATTTGGCTGGTAAAAAAATTGGTGAAATTCTTAATACCATTGATAGTACCGGCAAAAAACATATTAATGCTCTCGAAATGGCTTCTGCTGTTGATGAAAAAATAGGTGATTTTTGGCGTGATCCGATTCATGGTAAAGAAACTTCATTATACAATAATTTAATGGAATCTTTTTTACATAAAGGCGAATACATAACCGCTAATGAAGCACAGAATTTAAAATTAAAAATTGGAAAATTAGCAAATTACAACAGACCAAAAGATCAAGCTGTAACTCAACAAGAACAAATGGCAAGAGATGCATATGAAATTGTCAAGGATTATATTAATCAATCTGCAGAAAAAGCCGCGCAAGAAGTGGGTGGAACCTCTTTAGCAAAAGAATTACAAGACGCAAACAGAATATATACTAACGCAAGCACAGCTAAGGGTTTTTTGATTAATCGTCAAGCCAGAGAAGCTGGTAATAAAATGACCTTTGGTTTGACCGATACAATTGCTCTTGGATCGGCTGTGGGTGCTGCAGCACTTTCTGGAACGGATCCATTGACATCCTTGGCGATAGGTGCTGGAACGCTTGGCGCAAAGAGGGGAATGGAGCGTTTTGGCAATCAAGTGGCCGGAATGGGTGCTGATGCCTTGTCAACACTGATCAGAACTAACCCAGGGAAGATGGGTCCATATGCATCGGGGTTGGTTCAATCTTTGTCGCGTGGATCCCAATCACTAGCCGTGCAGCATTACATTATGTCCCAAAAAGATCCAAACTATGTTGAAGCGGTAAGGCAAGCGCTCGAGGACGACGAAAAAAAAAAGATTGAATCACCAAGGTACGGTGGACTAGGAGCAGATATCGGCAACATGATCGATAATGTTACCTGGTCGGACAAGGTTGGTTTGGATCCACAAGAGCAAGAACAGTCAGGGTTTCAATATGGCGAGGGGGTTCCACAGCCAGCTTCAGTAAAACCGCCAATAATGAAGTTTTTTAAAAACGACAAATTAACAGAAGGAAGGCCAATCTTAGAAGTATTCAAGAAGCTAATGGCTCAAGAAGCTGATGGTACAATTTCTACCGTTGGAAAACTTCAACTTGAAAAACTTAGGAAACAATACAAAGCGCCGATTGTGTTACAACAACAGACTAAAAATCGATTCAATTGGGATGATGATTATTCAACAGATGATTTAATGGACGCTATCGATCATTACAATTTAATGGCTAATAGAAGTATGTCCAGAGGCATAAAAGATGCGTCTTATATAGAATCCGTTGAAATGAATCCGAATGAATTATTTCCAGAAAGCGCTTTTAAAAATAAAAAATTTGGCTGGTTAAACGACATACCAGAAAGCCAGTGGAAAGAAGAATTTAGAAAATTATATGGAAGGGACATATCTCACATTTTAGATCAGGAAAATTTAAATCCCGCTATCATGATAAATGGTGAATTGACCGATGGATTCGCTAGGGTTCATTTATCGCATGGCTTAGGTGTAAAGGTTCCTATAGCAAAATTTAAGGGTGAAAAATGATCATCATAACCGAGCAAATGGCAGAATTCGGTGGTGTTTGTCCTGTATGTAAAAAACTTGTAGCTAATGGCGTAGGTGGTAAGAATGATCCATTGACGCCATTGCTACATGAATTGCCTTCATCGCACCTGTTTTTTGATTCGGCTAATCTTCATGATGTCCTATATCATATCGGGAGAACGGAAAGGGATAGAGAAAAAGCAGATAAAAAGTTTTTGGAGCATATGCTTGCTACTGTAAAGATAGATTGCGATGGTTACAAGAAACCTTGGTTTATGCTGGCAGCGTACAGGAATTATTATGCGGTGAGATGGTGGGGCAAAGGCTACTTCAATTATGATGGTTGCGGCGGGATTTAATTTTTCTTGGTGGCTCAGTGATAGCTTTTTCTGTGGTCCATCCATAATAATTTATTCTCTTGAATGTCCTAACTCTATCAACTCCCATTTCTTCACATAAATCAAATAATCTTTTTCTTTCTCCGTTATATTCTACATAAATAACATTTCTTCTGTTTATTGATTGTTCATGCCCAGTAGTCCATCTACAGTTATCTTTTCTATAACCTAAATTATTATCTATTCTGTCTATAGAATGTTTTTTGCTTGGTCTGGTTCCCATATCTTTAGCGAAAGAATCAAATGAATTTTTCCATTCATCGCACACACTAATTCCCCTAGCTCCATAGCTTTTATAAGTTCGATCATTTTTATCATGGCACCTTTGTATCATCTTTTTCCAAATATTAAACAATGGATGATTTGTATAGCCATGTGTTGTTGATTTTTCTTTGTTATAGCAACCACATGAGATTGTTTTTCCATGCATTACATTCTGCATTCCAATTATTTTTTCTGTTCCACAATCACACCTAAACAACCAATGTTGAAACCAATGTTTATCCATATGACTAAATTTGATAGCAGTTAATCTGTTAAATTTTTGTCCAGTTATATCTATTTTATTATTAATACAACCACATGATTTTTTGCTTCCATATAATACATTCAATTTTTCTGCTATAATTAATTTTCCACAATCACATTTAAAAAGCCAAAAATGTTTTTTTTCTTTTATATGATTGAATTCTATTGCTGTTAATTTGTTGAACTTTTTTCCAGAGATGTCGATTGGTTTTCTAGGCATGTCGCTGTTCTTTCCCTTATGAATGGTTTTTACGCCATTCACTCTTGCGCAAGAGAAAGAACAGCAAGCAATTTATAACAAAAAATTATGCTTTATACCAGCACTTTGGACGTTCGCAGTTTACAGCGGCGTCTTGCGCTTTAGTCGATGGAATTATTGAGTCATTCCATGTTTTATTGCACAAAGCGCCTGCTTTGTAGGTATCCAACCTGCACTGGGAGGGAGGATGAGCCTCCATGGTTTTCTTGACAACTACCTTGCTTGGTGTCTCGTATTTTGGTGTCGGTTCATCATTTAATGATGCAAGAACAGCGCCAAGAGATAGGCCGCCGATTAACGATAGTTCGCACACCTGCTTGTCTGCGCCTTTGTATGAGGCGCAGTTTGCTGGCTGTTTTGGGTTTTTTCTTTTCATGAGCTCTAAAGCACGATAGTTTATTGGGCTACTTGGATCAAACATTTTACGAGCACAAGCAGAAGTAGCACCCATATCTGCCTGTCCTTCAATGCTTGCCCAATCATTCCCTGTATATTTAGGAATTCCCCCAACTGCGTGAAAAAGCTCATGGCAGATCACAAGTGCAAAGCCTTCAAGCGACATTTGCGGCTGTTTTGCCAATCCACCGAACATTTGGACAGTTACATCTTCCCCATCTCTGCTACAAAAGGCATTGACCGTTTCGTCGCGGTAGTCTCCCTGAATTGTTAGATTTAAACCCAAATTTGAAAATATTGGTGCATATATTTCCATCGCGGCGTCCATAGCCAGGTTAAAATCATCCTCTGTGACTTCGCCAGCTGCATAATATCGCTTTGTCTCATGGAAATTGTTTTCTGGCAAAAAGCTCTTTTTATACCCATAACTTCGGCCGGTTTCTCCTGAACGCATCTTTTGCTCGATCGGCGCGGAACACGCGCAAATCATTGCAAAAACCAAAATCAATAGTGATTTCATATAAATCCCCCCTTTTTTGTGTATGTCATGATTGTACCACGCGATTCATTGAAATGAGAAACTTTCTCGGGTACAATATGAATATCGTCAAAAAAATTGGGATAGGGGGACGCGGGTGAGTGACCAAGCAATAATTGCTCTGGTCTGTGCTGTGGCCGGTGGTATAGGCTCCCTTGTCTATTTTCTCATGGCAAACGTTAAAGCGCAGCTGGAACTAGCAACAAAGACAATGATCGATAAAATGGAAAAGTTTGTCAGTGAACTAGCTGAAGTTAAAGAGATTGTTGCCGTAAAGGCTACCATGCTGGATTACCTGCAGCGTGAAGTTGAATCACTGAAAAAGCAATGTTGGGAATGCCAATCAAAACGAGATTAGCTCCGGCTCGGTGAAATTACGATGTTGGTGAAAAAACAGGTGGGAATAGGGAAGATTGGGAAAGCCGGAACTATCAAGTTATGTACCTTGGACTTCTTTTTTAACTCTGTCTATATAATCAAAAAACCTATTGAGCTCATCACCTTCAAGGCAGAAATCACCAAAGAAGCGAAGTTTATACTCATTGGCATCGGGAAGGGTTTCAGTGATATCGCCGAGACTAAAACCTTCTTCCTTTGGCAAGACAACTGGCACTGTATGCCTAAGACAGTATAATCTGCTGTGGATTTCATCATCATTTTCACATCTAAAGAGGAAATCCTCGTCAATTTGCTCTAATTCTGCTCTGAAAGATGCAAGAAAATCTTCGATTATTCTGCATATCTCAATTTTGCGTTTTAAACTGCTCATATTTTCCCTTTTGTCTGCCATTATCAATGGGCAATATTTTGGTTTTCCTTTAAATATATCAAACTTAAATAAGTCATTTTGTGGATCTTTTAATGCCACACAAATTGATTCAGTCCACAAGTACATTGGGCATTTATCGCAAGTCTCTGGCATCTCAATTCGTAGTATAGCTTCCATTAAAAGGCAAATTCTGCTGATGCGCCTATCGTTTTGTTGATACCACCCATCATGCCGAAAATACCAATACCGAATGTATCATCAAAGAACCGAGTGTAACCTACTCCACCAAGGCCGTTGGTGTAAACTGCAGCATCTTCAGCATATGGATCCGAAGGCGATGCCGTGGTATCGATACCGTCCTGGCCGATAGCTCCAATCAGTCTGACTACGTTCCTTTTGAACATGGGCTTTTCTACTTCAACGGTCTTTTGAACTGGCACTTCCCTGACTTTGTCAATGTACACTGTCTCTGTTTTTTGCTTGGGACATTTTGGACACGCTTCACACTCGAAGTCACGGATTTCGTTTTGGAGACGTTTGATTTCTGCTTTAAGTTTGGCGTTTTCTGCTTTAACGCTGGCGCAGGGGTCTTTTCTTTTGCATTCATCGTCGATGGGGACAAGTTTGTAGCCATTGGGGACTTGAGTGATAGTGCTTTTTTCTGGTCCTGGTCCCTCTCCTGCGAGAGTAATATCATAATAACCGGTAACAAGGATAAAAAAGAGAGTAATAAAAATGAGATAAAACCAATAGTAAATAGTGCTTTTTTTGATAGGCATTTTAGCTTCCTCTTAATAACATGGTCCATAGTTCTTGATTTGATATTTGTAAGTATCATGTACGTTCACTGATACTGTCTGCCAACGATTTTGCAAGCAAGCACAGATAATCACATAACCATCGGGACATTGCACGCTTGGGCAGTTTGGCCAAGGTGGGTAAACCACTATTACTGGTGGATATGGAAACGTCGGCGGTAAATTTACGATAGGGCTCGGATACGCCGTTGGAATCGGTTGTGGATCCCCTTTATCACCCTTGTCTCCTTTATCACCTTTGACTCCGGGCTCACCATTGGTGCCTGATTGCCCAGGCATCCCCTGCTGACCCATTTGTCCCTGCTCGCCTTTGTCGCCTTTCGGACCCTTGATGGTTTCGACCTTCTCAACTCCGCGACCACAGCCAAGAGCAGCAATGAGGGCTATTGATCCAACAATTTTTGTATGTCTTTGTACCATGTTATTTTCATCCTATTTTCATTGCGCGCTAACCTATAGACATGCGCAACTGACATGTCTAGTCTTAGAGCAAGTTGTCGTAATGACCCAAATTTTAGCACACCTTGCTTTATAAGCAACTTTCCAACGGATGGATGTACATATGTTATGTATTGGTCTTTAATTTCGCGCTTTCTTGCCATAACGAGACTCCTATTGGATTCCCCGGCACCATCTTGTTAGTCCGCATTTTTTGTGCATGTAACTACCGGGGAACTATCTCTGTGTATCTTATTTTGTTTGGGAATGCAACAAAAACCGTATTACAATTTCTCAGAAACTATATACAGTTTTCTTTTTTGGGAAGATCTCAAATCCCTTGATTATCCGGTAGGTATCCGTTTCATTGTTTTCCAAAAATTCTCGCAATTCACCATTATTTTCTGCGCAGAATTCTACTTCCTTGACGACAAAAAACTTCGGTTTCTCACGTTTCAAATCATTTTGCTCATGCATAAAAAATCCTTTATTAGTTCAATGTAAACATATATATACTCAGTTGTGTATATACAATATCTATAGGAAAAAGTGTATGAAAAAACCACCATATATCATAGCTTCAATCAGAATTGACGAAAAAGATTGGATAACTTTTGGACGACTTGTCGACAACAAATCTGATGCAATACGCAAATATATTAGGAGTTTAGTAAATGAATGTAAAACAAAGGCTAAGGGTCATACTGGAAACAAGTCGCCTAAATCAAGGTGAGAAAATAGTAGCTATCTCGATTTTGGCAAATGATAAAACTTCAATTGTTGATATGCACAATTATTTAGGCATGTCTTTCACCATGCTGAAAAAAATCTGTGATAATCTGGTAGAATACGGTTACATCCAGATTGAGCATAAGTTCATCCGAGGTAAGCGCAAAGACATTTGGTCATTGACTGAAAAGATATTCCAAGATGCTGAAAGCACAGAGAAAGTGTATTACCGTGAAATAAATGATTGACGGGTAAAACTGTGTAGTCTAAAAATACCCAGAGTTTTTCAAGAGTAGTTAATAAAAAAGCACCTGATTTTAACCAGATGCTTTTTATATGCACTAAACCACTCTTCTCAGTGATTGAATTCTTGAGTTAGTAGCTCTTGAATTCCAGTGTTGAATATACAAAAAAAAAATTGTTCGCAACACAAAAAAATCTCCTGAGAAGTGCAAAAAGGAGATTTTATGGAAAATCAGTGTATTACGTCACAAAATAATTTCCCAGTAAACCCATATGCCGGTGGTCGATTTCTCAAGGCGATATCACAAAACAAAAATCTAACCGCAAATGAAAAGCTAGTCATGCTCACTCTTGGCAGTGAATTAGACTATAGAGACTTTGAACACTCACAACGATACATAAGTGTTGATAGGTTTGCAGAGCTCACCAGTCTTTCGCGGCATACAGTTTTCAGGGTAATCAAAAAACTAAGTCTAAATGGCTACATACTTCGGGTAAACAGGTTTGATGAAAATAACCGCCAGCGATCAAATTTGTATTCTTTAACACCCAAGGTTTTCCAAGAATGGGTGTACGCCAATTCTGCTGAGGGTAGCAGAGAGCTACCGGGGAGGGTAGCAGAGAGCTACACCGATCTCCCTCAGAAAGAACTCCCTCAGGAAGAAAAAACAATACCTAAAGGTATTGTACAAAAATCTCCAAAAAGTAATAAATCTTCTAATCTGAAGAAAACGGTTGGATACCTAAGCGCAATGTTTAAGCCGGACGGCTCACCAGAAACCAAAAACTTCCCTTGGCCGAATAAAGAGCAAATAACGGTGGTAGCTCAAACGCTGTTGGACGTTTATACAGTGGAACATATCAAGGCTTGGTATGATCATTACGTTGATCGTGGGGGGCTTGGTAAGATGAGGTGGATGCCAAGTCAGTTTATCATAGAAATCAAGAAGTTTCATGGAAAGCATGATGAAACGACAGTGGTGGAAGATTTGGCAGATGCGCTTGCAATTATGGATCGGGAAACAGAACGATTAAAACGAGAAACCAGCACTTGCTAAATATCGATGGTTGTACTATAAAAATAGACTAACCAACGATATAGGAGCGTGAAAAATGGCAGAACAACAAGAGAAACCAATGATTTATTCATCAATGGCAAAAATCCTTGCCGAGGTGGACAGCGTAAGCAAGGGCAAGACCAGCGTAGGCAAGTTTTCGTTTAAGTATCGAGGCATAGACGATGTCTTTAACGCGCTTCACTCTGCGTTCGCTGCTCATGGCGTCTTTATGACACAAGAGCTCCTGGAGCACAGCACTGAAGTTATCGAGGGTCGTGGTCTGCACCATATCGCAAAGTATCGTTTCACGTTTTGGGCAATCGATGGCTCGAGTGTATCGTGCATAACTGGCGGTGAGTGTATCGAAAACGGCGACAAAGGGCTTGGCAAAACAGCAAGCTATGCATTAAAGACATGTCTGCTCCAGACTTTCTTGATACCCACAGAAGATGATAGCAAGGATCCGGATAGCACCAATCAGCCACTTCCACAAAACTTCAAGAGACAAGAACCTGGAAACGGCAATGGACAAGTAGGAGCTCTGAAGGACGCAATCATCAGAGTGTTGAACACTCCAAATGTTGATTGGGTTGCAAAGACTGGTAAAAGTTTGGAATATTTGACAGACAAAACAAAGGCAGAAACAGACATAGCAAAGTTAAATTCTTTCTGGACGACTATTCAGAAGTTGATTCAATCCGAACCATGATGTAAGTTTTTGGTTAATCAGCTTCAAAATTATCGTGGTTCTAGGCAGCATTCCTTGGATGCTGTCATTTATTGGTGACAACTGGAAAAAAAAATGTAATATGTTAGTTTTAGAATAAAAACTAAGGAGTGTTTTATGAACGATGTTTTAGCTGGTAGGGATTATGTACTAATTTTGGACAAATCTGGCTCTATGGGTACCGCCGATGTGAACGGTAAATCACGTTGGGCAGCAGCGCAAGAGAGTGTAGAAGCATTGGCACGAAAGTGCGCGGAATTCGACGCCGATGGCTTGGACGTTTATGTTTTTTCTGGTGCTTTCAAGAAGTATCCAAACACAACACCCGATAGTGTTAGCAGAATCTTCAAAGAAAACGAACCTATGGGTTCAACTGACCTATATTCCGTTCTGAAAGACGCATTTGATGCTTATTTCGTATCAAAAGCAAAGCCTGTTACAATTCTTGTAATTACGGACGGTGAACCGAATGATAAAGTTTCTGTTTCTGATCTCATTATTAATACATCTAAAAGACTTGAAAAAGATGAAGAAGTTGCTGTTAGCTTCATTCAGATCGGTAAGGACGTTTTGGCGAGAGATTGGCTGAAGTCTCTTGATGATGATTTGACAGCCAAGGGTGCCAAGTTTGACATAGTTGATACGGTAACATTCGACGCCATGGAAAATTTAACAATTTCCGAAGTGCTGTTGAACGCTATCAACGACTAACCAAGCTGAACACCCTGTTTAGTGGCCCATTCCTGCAAGTCGGCAAAAGTTTTGATCACCGTACCGTCCTCGAATGTAAGCGACTTACCTGCTTCCAGGACTTTTATTAAATCCTCGAAAGTCGGAATGGTTCCCCCGCCTCGGATAGCCTGGGACTTGGCTAGGCAGACCGGACACAATTCAAACCTGGTTGTGTAACTCTCATTAAAAACATCGGCTGAGATAACAGCAATAGGCACCTGGCTCACTTCTGAGTAAAGGACGTAGTTCAGGGGTTCAACCGTAGCTTTTTCACCGTTTCCAAGGGTGACTATCCCCGATATACATACTCTTATTGTTTTCGGAACAGCTTGGAAGTAGTTCGATACATCCTGGTTCTTGACGATATCTTCTGGTCCGAAGGCGGTTGGCGGTGCAATCGGTTCAGGTACGTCCAAAAATACATTCTCAACATATGGCAGCTGGCTGTATGGGGTCCACTGTTTTGCATAAACTCTTTTTGGAACGCGAGTGTACAGTTTTCCGAAATCCGGCATAAATCCCCCCTATTGACATGACATTAGGAAAACAATAACATGAAGTACATAGGATATGTAATACAATTTCTAATCAAAGGGGTGTTCTCATGGCAGAGAAATCGACTTACGACCTTGTTTGCGAACAGCTGGCAAATGATGTCTTAGTTCAGGCAAGAGCGTCGAACCAAGCATTTATTTCAAACATGGCTGGCGTCAACAGCGTACATGCTAGATGCGCGCAGACAATAGATAAGAGAATCGCTGAATTCGATTTGGACAAAGCAAGAGCTCAAAGCGCAATTGACCCAGTATCGCAGAGTTTCTGGCTCACAAAGAGCAACGGCGATAGCGGCAACGTCCAAATCGCAACGGCACAACTTCTTGAGATTTTGCGGCAAGTCCAAGCCAAAAAATAATAAGCGCGCGTTTTAAACTTCCAAGGAAAGGATTTCAACATGGCTGACACAAGTGTACTTCAACTCATAAACGACCAGTTTGCAAACGACATCGGTCTGCAAGCCAGAGCATCGAACCAGGCGTTCGTTAGTCTCATGGCTGGCAACAACTCAATCCACAGCAGATGCGCTCAAGTGCTCGACAAGCGAGTGGCTGAGTATGACATCGAGGAAGCGCGCGCTACCAGCGCGATTGACCCTGTATCGCAGAGCTACATGCTGAGTAAGGCTGCAGCTGATTCAGGCAATGTTCAAGTAAACAGTGCGATTTTGCTTGAAATCTTAAGAGCATCCCAGTCAAAATAGTGGTGAGAATACCTTCACTACAGACTCCTTAGCCGGATAACCCATCAAGGATGATGGGTTATTTTTTTTCGATGCTCTGATAAACAGCCATATGCAATTCATACAAATCTTTGGCTATTTCATGAGCATCTGCCTTCCCTATTACTTCAATCTCAAACAAAGCATCAACTTTGCTCCTTATTTTGCTGATTGCTTCAAAAATACCAAGCATAGGCTCATTCTTTGAGATTGTGGGCTTTTGCAGAAAACTTGGCATTTGCGGTTTATTTATCATCGCTTCTGGCTCCTTCACTGGTTTATATAAGGGTTCGGTGGCTTTGGGATCCGACCCGGTAGAGATAGACTTTATGTTCTGCACGACTTGTGCTGCCTTTTGAGCTCCATCTAAGATTGTATCAAGAAGGTTCTTTTGTTCTTCGGCTTGGCTTTTCGCTAAACCCTTACTGATTTCGAGCATAATCAACCTTTCAATTATATCTCTCAAGAGAAACTCATTTGAAATTGTGATAAAATATTGTATATACAGTTTTACATCAAATTACGAAAGGGAAAGGATGCAAATAGTCTATTTTATTGGGCAAGTTTTAAAAAAGAGATTAAGTAGAATTCATCAAAAATGCTGCTTTCACCACTGGTATTACTCAAAATCATTGGTTTTAGTGGGAAGAAGGTGGGCTCAGTATGAATGTTCAAAGTGCGGAAAGATCGGGCATCAAAGATATGACCATGATTTTGAGATTAGAGCGTGAAAAAAAGTGGTCTGATAAGTGATTGAATTTAAATTGGGTTTCTTACCTCTCTGCGTCTGAGTGATGACACATGACCACCAAACCGGAATATACCAGCTGTTGGAGAATTGCAATGGAATCTGCTGAAAAGAGTAAAATAATCGGAAAACTGGCATCGCGTGACATATGGGAACAACTTAATCAGACACAAGAAGAATGCGCAGAGCTCATTGCCGCAATCAATCATTTCAGGCGTGGGAAAAGAGGAGACAGATACCAGGACTTGTGCGCGGAAGTCGCCGATGTCAAAATAATGATAGAGCAGCTATGTATAATCCTCGATAGTGAAACTATAGATAAAATCACTATAGAAAAGCTATGTAGAGCCAAAGAAAGGATTCAAAATGGACAGTTATAACCTTTATTGGTATGCTTTCGGCATGGCAAACGGTATTGCCTGGGGTGCGCTATTAACGGCGGTATTCCTATACTTTTTAGGGAAGAAAAAATGAAGCGTGAGAGCCTTACCTACCTTTGTCCGAAGTGTGGATCCGAAGAAGTAAAACATGTTATCAGGGGTTCAAATTATCACAAATTGTCTTGCGTCAAATGCGACTATGGGCTAGAGAAAAACTACGCGCTCAGTTTTCCAAAAGCACTGGCGCAGTTTGATCCCGAACATCCATACTTACTAAGACGAAAGAAGATAAAATGAGACGAGCATTTATTTTGATGGCAGCATTTTCAACGGCATTTATGATTGTTCCTGTAATTCTACTAAGCGAGGCGCTGAGATGTCTAAAACTGAAATTGCGCTAGTCCTATCATTTGTGTTTTCTGTCATTGTCACAACGTTTCTTTGTGAAATTCTCAAGAATAAAAAGCCAAAACATCAAGCATATGATGATAAAACCGATACTTTCCATTGTCCACAGTGCGGTAGGCAGCTGCGCATGCAGTTAACCTTCCTTGAAGTCTGCCCATTTTGCAAAAATGGCTATTGACATAAGTATCAAATCGTATTACGCATGTATAAACACCCATAGTATGGAGTTAAACATGCAGGATATCGAGAGAAACCACGTTTATTTCTGTGACATTTGTGCAAACAAATACCCATGCCAGCATTGTGGCAGCAGGGGAAAAGAAGGATATGCGCAAAGTAGTAATACGCTTTTTAATGCAATTTATGGAAAAACCGTGATAAAGAAGGTTTTACTTAAGGGTGACGGTGAGATTGTTGTTTCAGAAATCACAAAAGCGGACGTTAAAGATCTAGGCTGGAGTATGTATGTTTCACTCGATAGGATACCGGATTACGACAAGTTTATATTCGGCATCCCTGATATGCCGATCAAAAGCCTGTTTGGGGATGTAAAATCAATTGAAAGAGCAAAGACCACAGCTTCCGATGCTGGTATCTCTCAGGTGTATGTTGGGTGGCTCAATGATTGATACATCGGTGCTTGTTAAAAGTGTTTTAAAGACAAGGGACGTTGCTCACTTGTCGAGGGTGTTAAAAGTTGCTAAAAAAACAATCTATCGTTGGGTTAATAACGAGTGTAGACCATCTCTGCACTTTCAGCAGAGACTTTTGGAGCTCTATGGGAAAGATCAAGACAAATAACGGTGAAACAATGAACGGCGGCGCGGTGGTAGTAGCTTGGATTTTCGCTAGTCTGCTGATACTACTTGGTGTATCTATCGGTTGGGCTCTTTGCTCATGG